ATACGCGCGCGCCCCGCACGAGATCACCGGCCAAATTCACCGGGTCAGCAGACAAGGGCCCAGGGTCCCCGTCCAATTGCAGGCGTAAAGGCCGCGTTCCTACCACGGTCCCCCACCGGAAAACCGGCATAGTGTCAAGACGGTCACGCAAGCCAGCTACCACAGACATTAAGTAATCCAAGCTCACAGGTCAGTCACCTCCAACAGTTTCGTCTTCGCCAGGCTGGTAGGGTCTAGTGAATACTCGATCTCCTTCACCACGCCCCTACCCGCATATCCTTGGCTGGTGAAACCCACCACCTGATTAGGCATGATAGGCACGGGCATGTGCTGCAACGTAATCGCTACAGACGGGGTAGACACATCGATCAGGCGACGCCGCGCCTGAGCGGTAATAGACTCCTGATCGGCCGCTTCCACGCCAGTCCTGGTCTCTACGATCCACCGGCCCCTCGACGGGTAAGAGTAAGGGGAGGACGGGTCATCGTTGACAGCTACACCAACCAGGCCTGCCTTGTCGGCACTGCCCTGGGAGACGAATACGACCTTGTTTGGTACGGCAGCCGCATCCTGCTCATGCTCCCACTCAGGCAGGTGAAGCGAGCGCGCACCCTCACGGAAGTCGAAGGCCATGGCGCGCGCCGCCGGACGCACGTAGGGATCAAGATGTACCTGACCCTCGCCGTCTGGGTAGGCTGCCCAGTAGCCTGCCGCCGAAAGCAACTCGTTCACAATAGTCAGCTTGGACTTGCCTGGGTCGTAAATCATGTCACTAGACGCCACAGCCGGAGACGGGGTAACAGACAGGCGCTCCAAGCCCGCCTCGTACAAGATGTCCTCCACCACGCCAACCAGGTTAGACCCCGCCTTGACCGTGAACGTGGTATCCACACAGTCAGCGTCCGGCACGGCCAGCGGGGAAGACAGGTCTACGCTCCATCCTGACCCAGCCTCACTGTAGGAGCGCGTGGGGGCGGACAGTAGGAACACGCCTAAGCCCCATGTCTGGCCGTTCGCCGTGTAGTCGATGCGGACCCGCTGCGTCATCCAATCAATGGGGCCGCACGCCTGCGTGAGGTTCAGGCTCCCAGACGCGCGCAGACGAGTGGAGTTGCTGAGCGTGATGTTCCCGCCGGTCACGCCATCTAGACGACGAATCCTGCGGTCGCCCGCGTCTAAGAGGGTCACCGTGTAGCCCGCCTGGCGGTGCGTGTCAAGAGCGCTCACTCGTCACCCCCAGGCAGGTAACCAGAGGGGACTGGCGCGAGGTTAAGCCATTACTCATAGTCTACCTCCTCAACCTCAATTTTAACACTCCACTTACCAGACAACGCACGATCGACACTAACACTGGCAACCGAGCAATACACGCACCGGCCCATCGGGTCCCTGTATAGAAATGGCGCCGGCAGGTAGGACAGGTCCTCAAGACGCTGAATCAGTGGGAAATCCTCATCAAACAACACGGCAGACAAGCTCAAAGACTTCTCCCGATGCCGCCCACTCATCTCCACAGGCTTCTCACGGCCAGCAAACCGATGCAACTTCCGGTTGTCGAGACCCGTCTTGCACGAGTGCACAGGATTCCACCGCAGAGCCACAGTCGTACTAAAGTCCTGGCCCCCACCAATCCACATCGCCCACGACTCAACATCAATACTCTCTGTCGTAGTCGATGATGAAGGCAGGTCAGACGTCGCCGTCACACGGTAGGACACGCTTCCGTGACTAGGCGACTGGTAATCAAGAAGCAACCCCGACACGGGCAGGTCCTCAGTGAGAATAGTCCATGTCCATCCGTCAATACTGCGCTCCACACGGTTGCGCACAGCAGCAGGCTTACCAGCCTCAGGGGCAGGGTTCACCACGCGCACACGCACACACCCCACCTCATCGTCCCACTCGGGGTACACGCGCGGGGCGGGCGGCTGCTCGTACTCCACCCGGAACGACTGTTTGACGGTCTTCGACTTCACGCCGTGAGCATTCACAGCCGTCACACTCACACGGTACGACACGCCATTCTTCAGGTAGGTCTTCAGGCGCACACTCACCTGCGACCCGCGCACCACCTGAGACTCAACCAGGGTCTCACCCTGGTGTAGCTCCACAATGGCCTTCGTCTGCGTGGGCCCGCCCATTGACGAGTACGCCCACGACACGTCAATGAACGACGTCTTCACCACCTGGCCAGGAGACTGGATAGAGATGACAGGGCGAGTCTCCACATAGAACAGTGCGCGCCGTGACACGGGAGACGGGTCGGCGTGTAGGCCCCACGTCTGCACCCAATACTCATACGTACCCTGCGGGAGGACACCAACACTCCACTCCTGGCGCGAGGTGGCCTGGTCGAACACAGGACCATTCACGCCACCCTGACGCCTCATATACTGGAGCTTGAAACGAGTCTGCGGGCTAGAATCCGTCGCATTAAAACGCCACCCAAGCGTCACAGGCTCATCAGCAGGAAAATACAAGCCATCCGAGGTAGGCTCAGGGCTGTTCGGCCGCGCCAAAAGCTGCACAACATTCGACGGCTCAGACCGCGCGGAAGACATGCTCCCACCCACGCACACAATCCGATACTGGTGGGTCACATCAAGGCGCGGCGAACTATGCTCCCACGTACACGACTCGACATCCAACGTCACCAGGGCAGCGAGCTTACCATCCCCGTCATACACCTCCCACCTGGTAGGAACATACGGCGCCCGATTCTCCCACGTCACCACGATATTACCCGACGCATCCTTCACCGCGCGCACATTCACCGGAGCAGGAGGCGTCGTGAACACAGGACGCTCAGCCTCCACATACTCCGACCCGCCAGCCGCATTATCCGACTTCACGCGGTACGAATACTTGTGACCAGGCTGGACATCCATGTCGACAACAGACACAGCATCCTTAACGGGAGCAATAACCATCCACTGGTCAGAATCATCAAGGCGACGCTCAACCACAAAGTAGTCGATCGGATTCGACTCGCCAGACGAAGGAGCAACCCACTCGATATTAATCTGCTGGTCGGACACGCGACTAGCCGTCACCTTCGTCGGCGCATTCGGAAGCTCCACCGGCCGGGCAGGAAGCGTAATCCAATTCTCCACACTCGGATTACCGCCATTCCAGATCGGGCCAAGGCTAGCCCCGATCGTTACCGTCTTCTCGCGCCCATACTCCAACGGCACCGTGAAACTCCACTGGGACAACTGCTTATACACAGTCTGCCCGTAGCCGGAAGAGAAACTAAACGACTCCGACCCGGACCCGTAGTAGCCCCACCAGCTCCACCGGTTCGTCCAATTATGACCATAACCATCACTGCAAGCGGTGACGGTGGCCGTGACCGTCACTGACCCGCTCGAGGGGTCGCCAGACCACTCCAGGCCAACACCAATAAACATGTAGCCACTAGACGCAGACCATACGGTAGACATCTCACTACCTCTTCTCTTATAAAAGGCTAGAAGCCCACACCAAACAAATCACGAGCGCGCACACGCGAGGCAGGAGACAACGCGTCATTCACGACGCCACGAGCCTCCACGCGCATACGACCAACCAGCTGACCGTCCTCATCCACAACAACCAGTGTCTCCGGATACCCCTGCGCGCGCGTATGACGCTGCAGGATATCCCACTGGCCATCGGTAAACACCGGCTCAGGGCGACCCGTCTTATTCAACACCGTCGTCACGCCGGGCTGGATATAGCCGCCATTATCAAACTTATACGTGCCAGCCGAAGGATTACCCCAAATGCCCGTCTCACGCACAAACGCGCCCGGCTTCGGAGCCTCAACCATCATGCCATTACCGGATGCGATAGCAACGTGCCAAGCAGGATTACCCCAAAACAGGAGGTTGCCGGGAACCCTTGCGTTGCCCGCGCTAGAACCGGACTGGTAGCCAGCAGCCGTCAAACGCGGGATTCGACTACCCATCTGGTGAGCAGCCCAATACACGAGACCAGAACAGTCCAGCCCCGGCGGGATAGACGAGCCGCCCCACACGTAAGGCACACCGATCGCCTTACGCGCAGCGTTAACAATACCCGTCGCACCCATGCTGGAAGTCTTGCCCTTCAGCCAGTTAGCGAAGCCATTAATCCACACGCCAGGCACCGCACGCATAGAATCAGCAACCATACCCCTACCGGGTAGGCCGCGCATCATCGCGTCAACCGGCGCCTTGATGAACTTCGCCACCGCGCCAGCCGGGTCAGCAATGATCTTGCCCATCGTGTCAGCCGCGTCTTTGATCCAATCCCACGCGCCTCGAGTAGCATCCCAGATACCACCATTAGCGAAGGCGGCGAACTTCACGCCCGTATCCCCACCAGGAATACGCGTTGACCCTGACCGGGCAGCAGCATTCATGCGGGCCACGGCCTCAGGGCCACCCACCGCGCGCACCCACTCGGGGCGCATGATCGCCTCACCACCAGACAGTGCGAGCGCACCCCCACCATCCGGAGAGAAGAAGTGGAACACGTCCCGGCCGGGCGTGTACCCGGGCAGGACACCGCCCGAGGCGTACTCGGCAATAGGTGAGATCGACGGGAGACGCAAGCTCAGGCCCAGCTTCTCAGCCATTGAGTCCGCCGTCTTCTTAATACCCGACGTGTACACCGTGTTAATGATGAAGTTGATCGGCTTCGCCACCACGCCCTTCACGGACTCCCAAATCGACGTCACAGAATCCTTCATGGACTGGAACGCCGACTGGATGCCATCCGTCACGCTCGTGATCGTGCCCCACAGCGAGTAGTACATCCAGTTAGCAACAGTGCTAATCGAAGACTGGATGCCATTCCAAATGAACGTAATCCATGACCACAGATTATTAGCGCCGGCCTGGATACCGTCCCACACGGACTGGATCACGGGCAGGACGTACGTAGTGAACAGGTCAGCCACGGCCACCACGCACGTCTGGATACCCGACCAGGCAGTCTGAATCCCCTGCCACAAAGACTGAGCAATCCACAGGATGCCATCCCACGCCGCCTGAATCACAGGCAGAACATACGTGGTGAACCAGTCAGCAACCGTCTGTACGCACAACTGAATCCACTGCCAGTACATCTGGATGCCGGTCCATAACAGGTTCGCGCCAGCAACAATCCCATCCCACACGCTAGTGATGACAGGCAGGACATAGGCGGCGATCCAATCAGCCACCACCCACACGGCCGACTGAATACCAGTCCATGCCGCCTGCATGTACTCCCACAACACGGCCGCACCGGCCTGGATGCCTTCCCACGCCTGCTGCAGGTAGGGCCACACGTACGTGACCGTGAAGTCAGCGACAGCCTGCAAGGCCAGCTTCCACAGCTCAAAATACGCGATGATGGGAATCAAAGCCACCCACACGGCCGTCTTAATGCCATCCCACACAGCCTGGAACACGGGCACCACGTAGGAGTTCAGCCAGTCAACACACGCGCCGATAGCATCTTGAATACCCTGCCACGCAGACGCAAGGCCCGACACCACCGTCGAGTTAAACCAGTCGACAGTGCCACCAACCTGATCCCACGTCGAAGCCCACCATGAAGAGAGAGACTCCATAGCAGAAGACCACGCTGACCCAACCCAATCCACGAAAGAGTAGAACGCGTCCGTGATCGCAGCCCACGCCTGCCGGCCGGTCTCCGTTTGCGTGAAGAAGTACGTCAGGCCCGCCACCAAAGCAGCCAACGCCACCGCAATCAGGCCGATCGGGCCAACGCTCATGACAGCATTAAACGCCATCTGCGCGCCCTTCGCCACGTTCGTGGCCTTAGCGAACTCTAGCAAACCACCTGCGGCCTTCACAGCATTGACGGCAGCCATGGTCGTACTCAGCAATTCGAATACGCCCACAGCCGTCCCGACCACCACAATGAGAGGCGCAACAACATCCGTATTCCGGCTCACCCAGTCAAACACGGCCTTCAGCGCATCCGCTGTCGCCTGAATAACGGACACGCTACCATTACTAAACGCGCCAGCAATATCCGCCCCAAGAGGAGCAAACACGCCACCCAGGCTGGACCCGGCATCCCACAGGGACTTGAACATGTCCCACACGGACAGGCCAGCATCCCGGAGGTTAAACAGGAAATCAACCAGCCCAGAGTCTTCCTGGAAACCAAAGATCGGGCCCGTGAAGTCACCCTTCGTGAGAATATCCCACACACCCTCCAGGGAAGGCACAGCCGTGTCGTTAATCCAACCAAACGCCTTCGACGCGCCATCTGACACACTGCCCATGAAATCTGTGAGCGCAGGCTTGATCTTGTCAACAATGCCCATAGCGCCCGTCACCAGGGTGGCCTGCAGGTTACCCCACGCACCCTCAATAGTAGTGGTGCTGGTTGCAGCCTCTTCGGCGACCTCGGTAAAACCGAGGTCTAAGATCGCCTGGTTGAACTCCTCGGCCGAGATTTCACCCTTAGACATGGCATCACGAAAATCGCCCACATACGCGCCATTAGCTAGAAGGGCTTCCTGGAGCTTGCCAGATGCGCCGGGGATCGCATCCGCCAGCTGGTTCCAGTTCTCCGTCGTGAGCTTGCCCTGACCAGCCGTCTGGGTGAGCACCATGCCAACCGACTTGAAAGTCTCAGCATTGCCGCCAGCGACAGCATTCAGATTGCCCGCGGCCTCAGCAAGACGGTCATAGCCCTGCACGCCATTAGCAGCCAGCTGGGCAGTAATGTTCTGGATGTCACTGAGCTCATAGACGGTGTCATCCGCGTACTTCTTCGTACTAGCAGTCAGCTTACTGATCTCATTAGCCGACACGCCAGCAAACCCGAGCGTAGACTTGAACTTGTCCGTAGCGTCAGACGCATTCAAGGCCTCGCGAGCCACGTCAGCGAAACCAGCTGCCGCAGCGACACCACTAACCGCCCCAAGCGCGAGAGCACCAGCCTTGGCGACACGCTTAAATGCGGCGCCAAGACCGGACTCGACCTTCTTTTCAGCAGGTCGTGTATCAGTACCGGCCAGCTCCTTACGGATCGCTTCCTGAAGGCCCTTCATGGAGGGTGAGACCTGAATCCACGCGGTGCCTAGGCTAAAACCGTTCTCAGCCATTACTGATGCTCCTCACTATGTGCTTCGACCCACCGTTGAGCCCGCTCTTCACGCTTCGCTTGGGTGGCCTGCGCCTTCTCGAACCAACCGGGCTCAGGCGGGCTGGCAGGCTTAGGCACATCTTTCTTCTTACCACCCAACGCGGTAATGAGGATGCCTTCCAACCGGTTGCCTTGAGCGAACACAGCTGACACTTCATCAGTCCATGCGCTTGCCCCACCGAGGCGCTTACGTAGAAGCGAACCAGCAGGTAGGTTGTTGATCAGAACCCCCACCCGACGCAGGCTCAACTCACCTGTGAACACCTGCGTCAGGTCGAGGTTGTACGTCATTTGAAAGTCCGCCTCCAGCACTTCCCAGTGTTCCCACAGGAGGTGCAGGAGGTCGATCAGTTTCCCTGGCCGGAAGCCTGGAAGACCTCAGTCAGAAACTCGACGACGGTAGTCATGCGCAGCTTGCCATTCTCATCACGCAGCGAATCCAGTGCAGCCTGACGCTCACCCTCATCAGGGAACAGCAGGGCCAGCATCGGGTTGGGACGCCCCTGCTCCATCAGCGCTGTCATCGCATCATAGTCGTCGAGCAGATCAGCAGGGTTGAAATCCAGGGCAATACCCTTGACCTCAACGTGGATGGGCGCCACCTCGCCACGATCATTCTTGGACTGGGCTTCACGGCGGGCAAGCTCAGCAGCGGCGGGGGCCTTCTTCGTAGTCATTGTTCTGTTCTCCTACGCTTCTGTTCTCCAAAGAGTTTGTTGCCCACCGTGCGCCGGGAGAACAGAATTGCGGCACACGGTGGGGGGTATAAGGTCAGTTGATCTTCAGGCCATCTTCGTTGGTAAGAAGCTCGTACTTATCCAGGACCTCGAGGTTGTACTCGTAGGTGGTGAGTTCACCAACCTTGAAGGCGACGCCAGAGCGCTCACCAAGTTCGAGGCGCGGGAAAATGTAGCGGCGCTGCTTGCCGGTAGACACGTCGAACAGGTCAGCCACACCACACAGGGCCTCCACCTTACGGGAGGCAGACACCGTCATGCGGGTGATGCTATCCGTGCCAGCCGTGGTGACCTTCTCGGCCTTGGTGGCGCCAAGGTACTTCTTGAGCAGTTCCAGCTTGCTTTCAAGAAGGGTGGCCTTGAATGAGGTGGAGGAATCCGACATGTAGGTTCGGACAACCCCGTGGCCCTGGTGGCCGCGAATCTTGTCTACGCTGTCGGACATGTCCAGGGTCATGCCGTCATCACTAACCCAACCGACGTCTACCATGCTCGAGGGCATAGGCGAGGTCAGATTGGTGACGACGGACAGGTCGGTGCCGGCCGGGCCGAGATAGAGCGTATCCTTCTCGGAACCGGCCATGAACGCGTTGTCGGCATTAGTATTAGCCATTGGTAACTCCCAACTTTGCAGTAATCTGGTACGTCGCAGTGTAGCGGCGCATATCGGTATCAGGGTCGGGCAGTTCCGCTGGTGCGGGAGAGCTTACGACCGCTACAGGGCCATCCGCTTCTGGAAGCTTGTGGATGGCGTCCCCCACGCGGCGAGCGAGCTCACCTGCCCACCAGGTAGTGGGCGCGTAGGAGTCGATGGTGATCTGAGCCGTGTAGAGAATACGTTCAGACCGTCCGGGGCCGCCTGTCGCTAGCACGAGCACGTAAGGGTGAGGGTTTTCCTCAGTGGAAGGTCGGATGCCACCCACCGTGGTGCCCTTGAGTTCACCTTCGAAGTCCTGCTTGTTCAGGTAATCGATCACGAACTTTTGCAGGTCAATGCTCATCGTCAACCCCTTCCTACGGCGCGTTCTAGCAGGTGGTGCTTGGCTTGGCGCCTGCGCGCTGCGTACGTCTCGGGAAGCACATAGGCGCGGGCACGGTCTGTGCCGACTCGCACCCCGGAGGTGAACCCATCACCCGCGCGGGCAGCGATCCCTGCCGCCTTGATGGCGAGCATGTCCTGCACCTCCTGACTCTTCAGGAGTTCCTTGACACCATCCTTATGAATAACGAACTCAACTTTCACGTGGCGCCTCCTTCCATAGCCTCAAGTATACCCCCAAGGGGTATACGACGGGGGTGCCGACAGGCTGCCACACGTCACCTCGAAGACGAATCCTATCCCCGGGGAGGATATACATGACCTCATCTAAAGGAGCATCCCAGTACACAGTCATGGCCTCCCTGGTTCCGTAGTCTTCGCCTGTGCCCTCCCTGTCGGAGGACTGTGTTGTGGCAACTAGGGCGGGAGGTAGGCGAATCTCCTGCACGCTGCCGCTTTGGTAGGCGACACCGAGCGGGTCACGCTTAGGCTCACTGTGGCGCAGCAACACAATGGGCTCTTTCCACGCGTCCATTGCACTCATCACTGTGCACCTGCGAACAGGGTGTCGGCCGAGCCGAAAAAGGATGCTGACACCCCATTGACGTCATCACGATCCTGCTTGGTCAGGAACAGGTCACCCGAGGGGTTAGCCCACGACGTTGACAAGGAGAACGGGCCAGTCGTCTGAGTGAGCTGTGTGGCATCGCCTGCAACACCCGCAGGGCGCTGACGAATAGCCCTCGATACCACACGGCAGGTCACGGCTGTGAGTACCGTCTTGGGTGCATTCTTCCAACCGGGGCAGCGGTAGATGATGAGGTCGGTGGCGTCTTGTAGGAGAATCTTGACGCGCGCGTCTGCGATCAGGGTACTGTCCTCGACGGGCAGGCGGGCTTGCAAATCCTCAAGTGTGGCGAATGGAATGTTACTCACGGTTACGACGCTTTCTACCGGAGGGTGCGGCAGGGAGGACAAGTCCGAGTTCCTCATCATTGGCTGCTAGGGTGCGCACTTCAGCTTGCAGGGCCTTGTCCGCCACTTCGGCTTGGCCATCTTGGAAATGCACGCGCCCGGCTGGTGTGATCAGAAGCATCTCAGGATACTTCACTGATTGAATCTTCAACGTGTTCTCCTTACAAGAAACCCGTGGCAGGGCCGATACTCTCAAGACCCCACCACGGGCGCGTGTCACGAAGCCTTCAGCTTCAGCTTGCCATGATGCTGTTCAGCACCGTACTTCAGGCCGATCTCACCATAGAGCTGGACCTTATCCGAGGAGCCAGTGCGAGCCAAGCTCTCAGCAAAGAAAGTGCCCTTACCCGGAACCTCCAGGAACACAGGCGAGCACTCCTCCAGGGACACAACCAGGAGCGTATCGGCCGGCACATCATTATCAAGCATGATATTGCACGTACCAAAGTCCGTCTCGATTGCAGTGACATTCACGCCACCAACCGTACGAGAGGTCTCACGGTAGCCGTTATCCTTGATGAACACCTTGGACAGGGCACGCTTGACCTTGGCACCAACCAGGATCGTGCGGGTCTCACCCTCACGAATACCACCGTTCTCCCAGACCTTCTGCAGGGTGTCAAGCACCAGGTCCTCGGTCAGGTTAGCAGTCGTGGCCGTCACGACGTTCGTCGTAATAGCCTCCACAAGGCCTCGCGTCTTACGTGGAGCCATGTTGTTCGCAGGGTTGGCATAGTTGCCCTGAATGAACGCCTTGTTGACGTCACGGGCGACCTGCTTGAGCGTCAGATCAATCTGATGCTGCAGCTCATCCTCAGGCAGAGTCGCGGTGCCGATCGTCACCATCTTCTCACCGTCAGTGTTGCGCATACGGGTAGTGGCCTGCCGCGTGTAGGACAGCTCCACAACTTCCTGGTGAATCTCCAGGACGTTGGACACACGGGAGCGCGCACGCTCTTCACTGCCAGGAGCCGTAGCACCCTCAAGACGCTGACGGGTAATATCAGCGTCGCGCAGGTCCTCAGTCTGCCACTCAATGAGCGTAGACCCGGCCGACTCCCCGCCAGTAAGCCCGCCGATAGCGGACAGGAACGGGGTATCTTCCTTGGAGACCATGAAAAGTTCTCCAGCGTAGTTGGGCAGATTATAGGTCGTACCCACTCCAGTTGCTCCGGACATTCTTCCTCCTTGTTCAGAACATGTTGGCTGCAGCCGAGAGCTTCGCCAGCTTCAGACTGGAGAGGGCTGCATGATCGTTATTTGCTTCAGCACGGGCGATCATCTCGTCAATGCTGAGAATCTCTCCACCAGGATTCTTCGAACCCACGGTGGGAAGAGTAGGCGTGGAAGGAACCACACCACCGGCTGCTGGGCCGGTGAGGCTGGACAGGACATCAGAAAGCGACTCAAGGTCGGCATCGTCACGGATGAACGATCCGAGGGTCTTGGGGATGCCAGCCTTCTCCAGGCGGATAGCACGCTGCTCGGCGCGTTCCTTCGCTTCAAGGCGTTCCTTGGTTTCCTGAAGCTGGTTGCTGAGGGCTTCGACGGTGGCCTTGAGAGACTGGATGGTCACCTGAACGTCATCAGTCTTATCTTCAACAGGTGCCTGCGTCTCAACAGGCGCGGGCGCCTTACCCTCAATGGGTGCCTGCGTCTCAACAGGCGCGGGCGCCTTACCCTCAACAGGTGTATTCGTCGTATCTGCAACGTCGCCCCCCTTACCCTCAACGGGCGTGTCATTGTCCTCAACAGGAGCTTCAGGCGCGATCACCTGGACAGGCTCAGCAGTACCCTGATTGAGGGCAGCTGCCTCCACTGCCTCCGTGCCGGGGGCTGGGTTGCTAACCTTCTTCGTACTCATTACTGTTCTCCCTTGTCGTTGTCTTTGCCTCTATCAAGAGAAGCCGTCAGCTTCTCAAGCTTATGAGAACGGAACTCACTAGCCGGCCGGGCGACGCCCTGACCGTCTGTAAACATCTCAGGGTGGCCTTCTCGCATGTACGAGGCAATTATACCCCCCGGGGGTTCCTTCACGCCGGCCTCTACTGCGGCGCGCCGCGCCGACAAATACACCTGATACATGTCATCAGGATGATACCCTGGAAGATTCTTATGCTCCCAATCCGGCACAATACGACAATTACACGAGTCATGGAACTCATGACCCGCGCCACCCGCCAAATCCTTCGAGTGATACACCCACCCACGCGACGCCAGCATGCAACAGAACGCACAGGTCTTCCCAACCGGCACGCGCGCAAAACGAGGTGCAGACGGGTCCAAATCCGCAGCCCGAAGGATCGTACGCCTCGGACCCGTCTGAATCTCCCTACTAAGAGCCCCGGCCACCACACGGATAGCCTTGACCGGGTCCGAGGCGCCAAGGCCCGCCACATACCGGCTCAACCGGTCAATACGATCCACCTGACCGGCAGGCGCAATAGCCTCAGGCGCGTAAGCCTTCTTGAAAGAGGGCCGCAGTTCCTCATACCAGTCAAGACTGCCTTGCGTCAGTGCCGACCCGTACGTATCCACAATCTCACCGAGGACTTGCTTCATTTCCTCACGAGCCGCAGGCACGTCCTCGAAATTCAGTTGCCGGAATAGGGCCGCCAGCTGGTCCTCCGAGCCTTTCAGCACAGCATCAACCATCTTGTCGTAGGCCTCAACCTCCTGCAGCGACGTCACGGCTACTCGCCTCCCGCCCCACGCAGAATCGCATCCAGGTTATCTCGGCCGCGCTGCTGCTCGGACTGGGCGCGAATCCGCATGATCTGCTGACGCGTATAACCCAGCTCCTCCAAAGCCACGTCTGTCCGACCGAGCTCGGGGATAGCCTGAATCTGCTTGATCATAGCGTCGGACTGGGACACGATCGACGGGCGGGCAGGGTTGCGCCAGTGCGTGGAAATACGCGCCGCATCGGCGGGCAGGAGGCCGTCACGCAACTGCAGGATATTCCTGTACACGCGGTTCAAAGCGTATGAGTTCGCGTCGTTGAAGTCGCTGGCCTCCGTCACTAGCTCCTCACGTGCCGCGTAGATTGCGTCTGCCGACGAAGGGTTGTCCTGCACAATACCCAACGACCCCCCCGGAAGGCTCAAAGCACCAGCCATTTCCTGTGCCAGCTCACGCAGCTGATCAACGTAGGGCTGCATGGACTGCTGAGGAAGCACATCCACCTCAGGCAATTCACCTTCCTCATCGCGGCTGATACCCTTCACCGACCCGAGACGCCAACTCCAAGAGGACTTAATCTGACTGAACGTCGCCTCATCCACACCACGCAGCAGCAGGCCAGGAGCAGTGAACAGCTCCGACGACACGTCCATCCGCATGGACGCACGCACAGCACGATCCACGATAGACAACACGCCATCAGTCAGCCGCGACCTGCCTAGTGGGCGATCGAGAGTACCCCGGTACACGAGGGCCTCCATGGGCGTGCGACCAAGATTATGCTCCACGTGACTCGTCACAAACCAGCCCCGGGAACCAAACAAGCTCATGCTCACCATCACCTGCGGGGTCAGCATAATCAACTCGGTTGGCCGGCCAAGGTAATCCACATCATTGATCAACAGACCAGCCTTAATGCCCCGTCGACGCCTGTCCCACAGTGCTGACGCGGTCATAGCCGAGTACGGGAGGACGAGGACCGGAGGATCACCAGCCGTGACGTCACCAGGCAGGGTCACCAGGAACGACACGCCGTGCGTTGCCGCACTCGAAATAGCATGCCCGATCTCGGTGGCAAACCGGTTCTCATCCAGGAGGGCCGCCAGCCCGTAAGGGTCCTCCGACCCGTCGGGGGCCACCACGCCATCCCAGTGACACCTCGACGTCAGAGAAAACACAGCCTTCTCTGGCCACGTCGAGACGATACGAAGATCACGCGCGATTTCACGAGGCAGTGAGATATTCAGGCTATCCACGAAGACCTTACAGTCCAAATACGCTTGGCGGCGCATGTTAGACGGGTAGCGGGCCTGCCATGTGCCCACCAGCTCATTCAAGCCAGCCTGCAGCGTGTCAGGCAACCCAACCACGACAGGCGGGCTAAACATGCCGGGCCCCGCGCCGGTAATCAGACGCGTATCAACACTCATAGTCACGATAGAGCCTCCTGACTCTTGTTCGGTCGGCGACGCGACGTGCGCGCCATCCACAATGCAACGCTCACAGCCTCCACTGGCACTTCGTCACCCTCCTGGGAGGTCGAGCACCACCCCCACACGCCGTCGGCGCCGCGAATCTTCTTATCAGACACTGCCACAGACGCATCCAAAGGGTCCGTGTCCGCATCATGGCCACCCGGGTGCGTCACGGTATGCGCTTGCACGGCGTTGAGGAATCCACTGCACGCGGTGAAGTACTCCCTGGTATCAACAACATGCAGGTAGCCCTTCGGGACTTTCAGGGCGCGCAGGTCCTGCTCTAATGCTAGCCCACCTGACCTGCCCGACACGCCCACCGCACTGTAGCGGCCGCGACGCTCATACAGCCAGTCCGCGAGCGCACTACTGGTCATGGCGCCCGTGTTAACGTCGATGAGTTCCACGTGCGCGAGGCCCGTCTTACGGTCGTAGAGGCATCCTGCTACAGCCGTGCGCGTACCATCCTTAGAGAAGGCGACTCCCAGGGCACGTGTCACACGCTGGCTGGCTAGTTCATCAGGCAGCTGCGTCACACCAGTGGCTTCCCAGTCGGCTACGCTGATCAGGCGGCGCGTGCCGTCAACAGACGCCCACCAGCCGAGGCGCTCGCGGGCAAACCCGTCGTCAGAGAAGCTTTTACGTTCGCCTTCGAGGACGCGCATTTTCAGCCTGCCTGAGCGGATAGCGGGGTTGGTGCGCACCCACAGGTCCCTGTCGTCTAGATCAATGTCGGTTAGGGACTTTGGGGAGCCTGGTGGGGACCATTCGTCCCAGCACGTGTACTGGGATTCTCCTGAGAGCGCGTCACGGCGCTTGCGGGAGAAGACTTCACCTTCCGCGGTTGGCCCTGGCGGCGTGCCAGTGTAAATCCACTGCGGGTTACCGAGAGGAGCAGAACTCGTGGTCGACAACAGGGCTTCTAGGGCTTCGTCACTGAGATGCTGGGCTTCATCCAGCACGAGGACATCGACGGTGAAGCCGCGCCCTGAGGTTTTGGAGCGTGCGGCGATCTCAATGCTGCCACCATTTTTGAGGTACACGGCTTCCTGGCCGTTGACGTTGCGGACGCTGGCTACGAGGGCGTTGAGCTCGGGGAACTTCGCGTCGGGGTCGTTTGCGCATTGTCCGAAGAAGTGCTTGAGGCGCATAAAGTGTTTTTGCGCGGTTTTGACTTCGTGGGCGGTGTGAAGAATCTTTTCCCCCCTACCGATGGCGCCGAAGAGTTCCCTGATTTCTATGATGGCGTTTTTTCCGTTCTGTCGTGCGACGACTAGCCCGCATGTCATGTTGGCCCACCCGTTGGCGTCTATTGCGAGCCAGTGGTTGAGGACATGTTCCTGCCAGGGGTCGGCGTCGAGCTTGTAGGCTGCTGCGAGCGCTACAGCAAGGTCCCCCAATGACTCGGTCACGGGGGATGCCACGCATATGCAGGGCTGTTGTGAGGCTTTAAGAAGCGCCGATGTCGCGCTTGCGTAGCCTTGCTTGGAAGATGTCGACGGCACTGGCGCCTTCCTCTTCATTGTTGGTGTTCTCGCTTGCGGCTGCCTGCTTTTCGAGTTCGTCGAGTTCCTTGGATAGGCGGTTGGCTGTGTTGAGGAGGGGCGCGATCTTGTTGGGGTCGGCTCCTTCGATGGCCTGCCATGCCTTGTTGAGGAGTTGGCGGACTTCTTCTTCTCGTGTCATTCCTGTTCTCCTACCTGTGTGGGCTGCAGGCTGTGTTCACCGTTTGGTGTGTCGTTGAGGATGCCTAGCAAGTTCATGTTTCAACTATACCATACTAGCGCTAGTGTGTGGATAGAGGAATGCCCCCTACCATGACATCACAATGATAGGGGGCCAGGATCACACTAGAAAGGAATAAAAAGCGGTGATCCCTGAGTTCATCCTCAAGCACTAGTATACACGAGACCTCGCACAAAATCAGAGTTAAGGCTGTGATCCTACTTACACTGGCCTGTGTAACCCCCCTATCCTAAGACAGAGAGACAGACCCAGACCAAAAACAACCCCGGGGGGATATCCCGCTAGGCCTCTGGGCATTCTTTGTAGAGGTAGGGGGGTATGGTCCCCCCACCTCTGTGGTTGCTTCTAGTATACCACATGTGTTGCGGGGTTACCAGTCGATGTTGCCTATTGTGTGGCATCGGCGTGTCGTGGTGGGCTTGTTGTTCCAGTTGATGGGCTTGTCTCCTCGTGCTTGGTTGCATTTGCGGCAGGTGACGCGTGCGTTGCTGATGGTGTTTGTGCCGCCGTGCGCGTAGGGGATGATGTGGTCTGGTTCTGGGCTGGTTGGCTGCAGGGTTGTGCCCCATGCGAGTGTGCATCCGCAGTCGGGGCAGTTGGTTTGTCCGGCTGCTTGTGCGAGGTGGAGGACGCGTGTGCGCCATTTCTTGTGGCTGGTGGTTCCTGTTCGTGATGCTGTCATGGGTGTAGTGTAGCGCGGGTGTGTGTCAAAAGTGGGTGAGACGGGTGATACCGTGTTCAAGATAGTTCCCCAAATGCCTCCTAGAACTGATTTTCTGGTAGTTCTCAGTTCTTTTCAATCCTACAGCTATTCTTGGAAAAATGGGTATCAGTGGTATCAGTAGGGACTTTTCGTTGGGATTGCAACGAAAAACCTGATACTCGTGGAGGGTATCTCTGAGTATCTGATACTCGTTTTTGTGGTGGGTCCGCGTTGGGGCTTGTAGGAACTGATTTCAGTTCTGTTAGTTCTCGGGTGCTGATGTGCGCCGGGAATGCGGGGTGATACCCGGATGAGTATCACCTCCTGGGCCGGGTGTAAAGTTGCTTGAGTGTCTGTGCCCCGACACGCAGGCCCGTTCGTGTTGACGCCAGCAGCAGAGTGTGCCTATAATAGGAGCACAGGGGTTAGCTACCCTTGCTGGTGAGATTGAAATGATGACTAACCCTCCTAGCCCCAGGCTGGGGGGGTTAGCTCATGCTAGAATGGGACTCACCGGTACTGACTAGGAAGGAATAACGCTATGATCATTTCGGTCTCAATCAACCCCAGTATCAGGGAACCGTTAATGCAGGAGTGTGGGCTCACCGCCGACCAGTTCATGTCCCTCTTCGAGCCTGAGAACGTGAGGGAGCGGGCCACCAAAGACGGGCGCAACTACATTGCGGGCCGCCTCCTCGACTACACTAAGCCGCGCGGCAAGGGTAACGTTGTCGACAGGTGCGCTGTTGTTTTGGACTGCGACGACGCGGACAGTAAGGGCATTGAAGCCCTGGTGGAGGGCGTTAAGGGGCTGGGGGTGCGCAGCGTCATCCACTCTACTTTCTCCTCTGCCCCTGATGCGCCTCGCGTGCGCGTCGTCATCCCATTGAAGAATGTGGTGGCGCCGGGGGACTACGTGAGCCTGTGCAGGGCCCTCATGAGCCATCTTGATATGGTGGTGTGGGATGAGAGCTGTGAGCAGGCCGAACGCGCCATGTACATGCCCGCCAAGCCTTTGGGCGGCGAGTACTGGGCTAAAGAGATGGGAGGGCCTCTTATGGATGGCCTCGAATGGTTGGAGACGCGCGCTACTGCCTCTGAGCGTAAGGCGCGCACCAGTAAGGGTAATGTCGCTAAGCGCGATAAGCGCCGCAAGCCTGAGAATGATCCTGGCGTCCAGGGGGCTTTCAATCGCGTGTACACTATTGAGGGTGCGATCGAGACCTTCTCCCTGCCCTATGAGGCCTGCCGTGAAGGCCGTTGGACGTACGACGGGGCGCACGCTGAGGGGGGCCTGCGCCTTGTTGAGGGCCGGCCTGACTTGTGCATTAGCGAGCACGCGAACACTGACCCCGCGTGTTTTGTTGACGGGAACGGGTCTGTGCGTGCTTTGTCGGCGTTTGAGTTGTGTGCCGTGCACTTGTACGGTGAGGGCGATGATACGAGCCTGCCGCCGCGTGAGCGGGCGTCCATGCAGAAGATGGCTAAGCGTGCGGCTGAGGATGGGGCTGTGCGGGCAGAGTTGGGTGCCCCTGAGGGGGTTGCTAATGTTGATATTGCGTGGTTGCGCGAGGCGGCTCACCGTACGCGTGTTGTGGCGATGCATGTGGCTGCTGAGGTGCGTGATTGCCTCGCGTATGTGAAGGGCTTCGGGTGGGTGGCGTACATCCCTAAGAAGGGGGTTTGGGAGCCTATCGATGAGGGTGGTGGAGTTAACCGCGTCAATATGGTTGCAGAGGCGTGGGAGCAGGCCGCTATAGTGTTGGGCGATGAGACTGTGATGAAGAAGGTGCGGCCCTTCTGTGGGACTCATGGCGGGCGTAGTATCCTCGTGCACCTCCAGGAGATGGTGACGCGTGACGCTGATGATTTTGACGCTGACCCTGACCTGTTGTGCACGTCTAATGGTGTTGTTGACCTGCGTACTGGCAAGCTCATGCCTCATGATCCTAAGTACCTCATGATGAAGCGGACGAGGGTTAACTATGTGCCTGGTGTGGCGGGCTCTTGGTGTTGATCAGCGGGTTTGGCTGCAGCATTGGGTTGGCTGTGCCCTTACTGGCTACCAGCCTGATGATCATGGTGCGGCGGTGCCGTTCCTTGTTGGTAGTGGCTCTAATGGTAAGTCTGTGATCATGACTGCCCTTACGAGGGTTTTTGGTGATTACGGGCATGTGGGTAGCCATGACCTGTTGATGCCTAATGGTGGTAAGGATTTGTTGCGGGCGTGTGCTCCTTTGAAGGGTGTTCGGTTGTGCATTATGGAGGAGGCCCCGGATAAGGTGATCTACGGTAATGCTCTTAAGCAGTTGGCGGCGACGCCTACCATGAAGGGTGAGTATAAGTTCAAGAATGAGTTTACGTTTACTCCTACTCATTCGCTCATGGTGAGTACGAATAATAAGCTGCGGATTGATGAGGGTACGACTGCTGTGGAGCGTCGCCTCGCTATTCTCTCGTTCGATTACGAGTATGGTAATTGTGAGGATGAGAAGCGTAAGAAGAGGCTTGCTGACCCTAATCTTTTGCGTGAGCTGGAGACTCCTGAGGGTCAGGAGGCGATTCTCGCGTGGGCTGTTGAGGGTGCGAAGATGTACTTTGCTGCTGGCCAGCATGTCCTGCCTCCGACGGAGGCGATGCGGGCTGCGAAGGATGCGTGGTTAGGGTCTGCTGATGTGCTAACGTCTTTCTTTAACGAGATGCTGATTGAGGATTCTGAGGCGATGATCCCGTGGGCTCACTTGTGTGCGGCGTTCGCTGACTGGCAGGGTAAGGAGAGGGGGAAGGCGTGGAATAATGCCACGCTTAAGGGTCGTGTGTCGATGCATCGCCTGTTCTCTCAGTTTAAGTTCGGCAAGATTCGTACGACTGGTATGAGCGTGTACCGTGACGAGTATGGTAACGGCCCGGCGGTTCCGAAGGGCACGCAGGTGACTGGTTTGCGTGGCTTGCGTTTCCGTACGGATGCTGATGGTGAGCCTGAGGCGTTTGAGGGGGAGTATGTTGAGCCTGCCCCGGTTGTTGCGCCTGCCCCGGTTGTTGCGCCTGCCCCGGTTGTTGCGCCTGCCCCGGTTGTTGCTGTGCCCGAGCCTGAGGCTTTGATCCCTGTGGAGGATGTCCCTGTCCTCACCCCGCGTGTCGCGCCCGAAAAGGAAGAGGTGGAACGGCAGGGCCTTGTTGAGGAGATTGAGGGGCTTGTGGAGTTTGTGCATGCGCTCCCTGGTGGTGTCGAGGAAGTGAATCGCCTCGTGGCGGAAACTGGTTGCCGTAGTGCTCGTGAGCCTTTAGGGAAGCTTCGGGCGTTCAAGATCAGGCTGGAGGGTGCGCTAGCGCGATTGACTGTCCTCAACCGTGAACAGCTGGGTATCCCTTTCATGGAGGATTTTAGTGGGCATCGGCATGAGTGAGTAAAGGAAGAGGGGGTGGGTGCCCTCCCTTGGGGGGAGGGGGGTTTGAGGGTCTTTGGAGCGACTGCATATGTGATGCACACTATATTAATACCTTTTATATTCATTAATAGGGTGTGGTATTATTAAGTCACGGGCAAGGAAGAAGGGGGCAAGACAGAACCCCCCACCTGCCCCCTACTAGGAAGGAACACTGAAATGATCGAATACATCGGCACTGCTGGCGTCGCAGACATGACCGGCCTCACATACGGCACTGTCGCAGTCTACGGGTCGGAAGGCAAGCTCCCCACACCCGACGCCATTATCAAGGGGAAGGGCGCGGAAACGAGAGGGTGGCTGCCCGAAACAATCGAGCGCTGGCATCGCGAACGCATTGACATCCAGCGCGGTCGACGGCCATACGTTTACTGGGTAGAGAACGCAGAAGACGACACGATCATCATCCTCACTAAGACGATGGACGTCGACCGCCTAATCGTATGGCTCGTAGGGGCCTGCGCTGACCCAGCCAACACGGCGCGAGACATCCTGTCCCACACGAGCACCAGGGACGTGAACCACAAGCTCAGCATCCACTCGGGAAGGCAGGTATCCGCTATCGCCCCAGACTTTACGCTCCAAGACCTGCGCGCCTGCGCGCGCAATGCGGGCGTGACCTGCGCGGATGCGAGCCTTGCCCAGATCGCGGTAGTCCTCGAACACACGCGCCCAGAAGAATACTGTGAGCTGATCCGCTCGTATGAACAGTAACACCAGGAAGCCTTACTCATTTCAACAAACCAGAAAGAAGGAGAACGGTGAACATTAACAAGCTCCCACAATTCGTCTTCTACCTGCTGTTCCTGACCAGCATGGTAGGGCTCCTACTGATCACCTGCCAGTCATGCCCCTGTGGGTGATCCTCGCAGGCATGACACACCCACTAAAACTACTCAGGAAGGGCTTACAACCATGACCGTTCGCAAACTCACCCCCACCAACGGCGTCGACCTGCTCAATGCCTGCCTGCTCGCAGCCCGCGGGGAAACCATCCACCTAGAAACTCGCGCCCTCAACCCAAACGGGTGCGCCGGCTACACTGTCGCAAGCATGATCCCCGGCCTCAACAACACTGACTGGGAAACCGTCTATGATGCTGTTAACGAAGCCGCCGAAAATGACCCTGAGGGGGTCCTCCTCTTCAACATCTCCGACTATGCTGGTGCCCCGTATCTGGCAGTCATCGAACTGGAAGGCGACGAGGGCCGCTGGACGGGGGTGTGCACCCGACTCATCAAGGAGAAGGAGCAGCCTTCCGACATGGATGACGGTAACGGTCCCGGAGAGTTTCTCCTGTGCGAGGCAGGTAAGTGGATTGACCGCTATAGGCCTTACGACGGGTGGAGCCGGAACGACCCTAACATCCATGTGAGGGCCTTTAGCGCCAAGGTCGAACGGCTCACAAAGGATTTGCGCAACAGCCTCGACTGCTTCAAGCACCTAGCCCTCTACACGGGTAAGCTCTGGCTGCTCGAACCCGCGCGATTTGCTGGCCTAACCTCCAGCCTCGTCGCACTACCTAACAACCTCAGTGGCCTGGAGGGGGTGGAATACGACAAGGCCGTACTGGAAACCCTCACCAACAGGTGCGCGCGCACACTACGGTGGGCGGACGTTAACCTAGGTGCAGGCTGGTACATGACAGACATCGAGTCCCCTGACCCGTCAGACAATTCCGACAAGTTGCTCATTGACATCATCAGGACCTTCTCCGTGGGGCTGCCCTACGAAACCAGTCCTGAGAGGCTACTCGACCTGCTCTTGGGTAAGACATGGGAACTCTACCTGCGCGCGTGGGAACGAGGCATGTTCTAACCACACACGCAAGTGAGAAGGGGGACTCCTACTGGGTTGGTAGGAGTCCTCCTTTATGCGTCGATACTCACCAACGCCTCACGCAGCCTCTCATGATCCACCCACGCCTGATCAATCCGGGCAGACAAATCCTTCAAGTCACGATCCTGACGCTCAGTAAT